CCCGGGAATGCAAGGCCAAGTTTCAAGCTACCAATAGAATTGGCAGTTTTCCCGGGAGTTCCAAAGCGGAACTAGAGAGTGGATGAACCTTCAAGGTTCATCCTGGTGATAACCTTCCAGCTATCACCATAGCACGGGCTCTCGCCAGCGCCGGACGGGATGTAGTCCCAACGTGAACTATATCTCGTCCTTATATTGGAGCGTCGACGGATAATACGAATGTCGATCGCTTCATTCCTAATGTAACCAGCAACAAACGACAAGAGGAGCCCATCCGGATTATCGAAATAACCCATCCGAGCGGCCTGCCGTTCATCAATCTCTGACAATGAGAATTTCGAGCCCATCATTTTGGAATACCGATAGAAAATCCCACCGGTATCCTTATGATGTCTCTTGTTCTTCAGCATTGCAAAAGGCACCTTAACACCTGCGGCGTCATCCTCCTCATAGGGCACAGGTAGAAACCTGCACTTTTTGAGAAGAAAAGACACCGTCAGTGGTAGAGGCACCCCATGCTTTGCTGACCAGCGATTGAAGCGGTTGATTGCTGAGTACAAGTCGTTAGCGTCGGAGAGCCTACGAATGTAGACCCCCCGTACGTCGTGGCCTTGGTAATAATCATGGCCACACGACTCTCGGAAGCTTCCTTCATTGAAGGACTTATCCTGGTTAACGGTAAACCCGGTAAGAAACAGCAGCCTAGACACGAAGTTGAAAGCCTCGCGCTCGACTACTATATCGTCACCGAAGACGGCAAAGTTGCTAATGCCGCCGAAGCGCCCTCGAAAGTGCTGGGGTTTAATACCCATAACTCTGTAGGCGCCCAGGACAACAGCAGAAAAGAATAGTGTTTGCAACGGGAAAGTAAAAGCATTCCCCATTGAAGACACCATATGCAATTCCACTTCACTGCCGTCTGGAAGGACGGTTTTAGGTGAGCGAAACCTCTCAAGCAGATCAACAACTCTGCGTGGGAAGAATTCTCTCACTATGTGAAGTGAAAGAGAGTCACTTGCAGATTTGAGGTCGATAGTACCAAACCTCCCTGTTTGTGACCCAATCCGAGCTAGCAGCGAATTCTCGTCTGGTTGGTTACTGAGATCGATACCAATGGTCTCAGCTAACCGCCTTTCGAGGGCTCCCTGTATACCTTTCTGAAAGAACATGTTCAGAATAGGCTCGGTGCATATGCATCTGCTGATCTTCGCAGTTTTAGGAACAAAAGACAAACGGTTACCTGCAACGATTCGCCTTCCCTTATGTGTTTGGCGTACCTTTTCACACGCCTCCCAGGTAGGGTAAGAACGAATTGTCTGTTCGTACAACATGAACAGTGACTGATCTGTCGCAGTAAGCTCGGAGATAGCGAACTTGTTAAGAAAGCTACCTCCGGTAGAGCCTATTGCCGCCCCAGGTCCACATCCCGCCGACTTCCATATTTCATGGAAGTTGAGGACAAAATCTGGAGGCATGGTGGGTCCTCGCGGACTTTCGCCATGCTTGATGGGGTAGAAGAAGTTGTAAAGGAGTTTTTTAGCTTCTCCTAAAGCAATCTCTTCCGCTTCGTTACGAGCGGGTGGACTGGAAAAGAAATCCCTACAGTGATTATTAGACTCTAAAAACAAGTCTAATGCAGACGCGTCTCCAGCCTTGGTCGTATCAAGGGTACCAGGAAGGTACTTCTTGACACAACTGTTGGCCATAGACATCATCGCAAACTGAAAAGGATTCTGACCAGGGTATGGTGATAGACTACCATCCCAACCACTCGCATAAAGATCAGCTGCAAGTAATGAACTCAGCGTACCAGTATCAACGTACATAGTAGCCTCTCATAGACTAAAGTCGAATCGGTCCAAACAGGTCGGGGTTACCCCCTAGCCATAAGGACCGGATTAGATGATGCCACTCACAAGCGTGTCGCCGATGCCAGCACTTTGCTGGCTAACAGCGCCACTCATGAGCGACACTACTGCTCTGCAGTTAGCCGCATCCGCAGTATCTGCGCCAGCAGGGACAGCAAACTCCTGCCGCGCCAGAAACATTGCGTACGGTTGACCCGCAAGCGGTAGCACACCCTTTCGGATGAGCATCTTGTAGACGTTAGTCGGAACGTTGGCAATCACATTTGTGATCGGATTCGCCTTCCCCAGAATCTTGAAGGAAGCCGGCCGACTGAAAGTGATCGTAAACGGAGAGGCGACAGAATGCACGGTGACTCCGGTCTGAGTTCCACCCAATGCAGTCACAGCCCACTGCTTCCCATTAACTGTGGGAGCCGTGTCAGCCGTGATAGTATAGGTGGGAGCCGTAAAGCCCGTTTGTGCACCGCCCGTGACGGGCGTAGTAAGTGCAAAGGCCATAGTGAACCTCGGAAGTGAGGGTTGAGCTAACCGGAAAATCCGGCAAACTCACCGCTAGTTACAGTCTATAGTTTCTTTTAGACGGCTTCTGCGGATTTATATTAATTCCAACCTGAGCAAGAAGGGCAGCAACGTTTGCAAGCTGTCCTGCCGACCTTGGCAAGCTGAAATTGAGGGATGGCAAAGAAGGTATGCCAGTGCCGCTCCTCTGGACTGTTTTAATTGTCCAGGTTGCGTCGCCCGGATTACCATAACAGTGTACGACTCTCCACGGCTTATATGCAGAGGCAATCCTTGCGGTATCCCAGGCACCAGTCAATCTGTTGATTGTGGTTTGTAGGATACTCTTGGACACCCATGCAACTTGGGACGTGTCAGTCACTGCACTGTTAAGAATATCGCCAATATTGGCGAAGTAATCCACGAGAAACGACCATGGAAGTAATTCCCAAGCAGTAGGGATAAACTCACTAGGTTGAAAACCGAAGCGAGCTAACCTGTCTGCGGCGGTCGTTGCAGCTTGAGCCTTTACGGCACCGCGGTATCGAACAGTATGCCGGCAATAGGTAGTTGTACGATGATTAAAGTACAACGCCTTGTTGAAAGCATCTGTCTGTGCCACGCCTTGATAGTCTTTCATGTCCTGACCTCCTGCAGAAATGTGCTCAACCCTTGGAATGTCTACCAAGGAGTTAAACGCATCTTTTGCATCTTGGATGTCATTAATGAAAGGCTGCCAGCCGAAAGCATTTTCAAGCCAGAGCCCTGAAGCAGAATGTGCTAGGTTTCTCTCATAACGCGGTTTGTCCTTGCGAAAGTATCGTCTCCGGTTTTCCCGGTTGACTCTTTGCAAGTCTCCTGCGTAACGAGATAGACCGTCCCACAATCCTGCAGCGGGTCTGCGTAGCATCTGCAAAGTTTCACGTAATTCACCGAGAAAGGTAGGTCCGCTCATCTTCTGAGTAACCTGCCGAACTTGTGAATAAAACTTAGCAGTTGCTCGGGCATCTGCCTTAGAGTTTGGTACTCCGAGCCATGTGGGCTTCGCAATTAAGGAAGCACACACGTCGCCCCAATGTTCGCGATGAACAGGGACATCGGAAGCACTGGACAGCTGGCATTGCACCAGACATCCACACCGCTTATGTGCAAAGGTAGAGAACGTTGCGGACATTACTGTCGTGGCGTTTCTATGTTCGGAAACCCGTTGCTTCCAGTCGGGCAGGGAGTCGCCAGTGCGCGTACGGTCAAGCTTCATAGTCTTGTAACTATAAAGCGCGCCGCCG